GTTAGTGAATGGATCGCGCAAGATTCTTAAACCTTGACGGTCGACAATCTTATAACCTCTGCGGAAGTCACCAAAAGCAACTGCTAAGTTGTTTGTTCCGATTGCAGGCATATCAACAGCGATTGTTACAGCATAACCCAATAGGCTTGCCGCGATACCGCCTTGATTGTCAGGTTGCCATAGATATTGATTCTCACCGTCTTTAAGTTTTCTTAAAGCAGAACGAGTTTCTTTATTCATTACCCATCTTGCATTTGTTTTAAATGAATCAAGCAATGAATCAGTTACACTAATAAGATCATCAAATGCAATTACTCCGGAACCGGCTGTAGTAACTTGTTGAAGCTTGTTAAACGTTGATCCGCTGTTGTAAGAAAGAAAACCTTTAGGCTTCTTACTTCCATCACCAGAAACAAATGCAGAACCTTCTAGTCTTGCAAATTTGCTAACAAGTTTTCCTTGTAACCATCCCTCAATATCAATAAATGAATCGTCAATCAAGTTTTGAGTAGCTTCAGGACTTGCATACATTTCACAAACTGGAATGCGCAATTCATTGAGACTCGGACTTGAAGTTTTAGGACGAGAAGCAGTTTCGCCAACCCATCCAGCGCCTACATCTGATTCATCATAGTAATCAACATATTCATTTGTTCCGATTGTGATTGTTTCAGCAATCTGACGAATTGGAGAATCTTCTTTAACATCTTGATTGATTCTGTTTGAGAAGTCAGGACGAACTACAAATCCACCATCAGCATCATTTCCGCTAAAGTTAAATTTTTGATTGATTCCTTTAGTCAATTCTAAGAACTCAGAATGTTCTTCATGTGACATGGAAGAAACACCCTTTTTAAAATACTTAGAATAAAGCTCTTTTGCTTTTAAAAGTTTTTCTTCGTCTTGTTTAGCACTGAATCCAGATCCTTGCTTGAGTTTAGCAATTTCTTTTTCATAAGTTGCCTCAAGTTCATCAAGCTTAGAGCTAAGTGTATCAACTTGACCTTTTACAAGAGGATCAACGTGATTCTTTACTTGCTCAAGTGTGATCGCTTCGTCATTGATTTTTTTGAATGATTCATGAACAGATATAATCTGCTCTTTTACTTCTTTTAAAACTGCGTTTTCTTCGCTCATTTTATTTTCCTATATTAATTATTAGTTTGTCCAATTCTGATTTAATTGAAGTTAATTCGATCTCAGCATCACGCTTGATTTCAGATTCGTAAAGTTTGCCATGAAGAATATCCATTGCGTCTTTACGTGAAAAGCCTGCATCACGCAAAAGGCTTTCAACTGTTCTTATTACTTCTATTTTATCTGTTTTGGATTTTATTTCAGAAATTCTTGCTAATGTATTGGCTGGCATAGTGACAATAGATGTTTCAACAAGCTCTAATTCATCTAATAAAAGAGATTTGCTGTCCTTGTCATATGATTCTTTTATTGTGTAGTAACCTATAGACAATCCATTGATTGCACCCATTTTTATTAAATCAATTGCCTCTTTGCCCTTTTGGACAACTTGAGATATTTGACCCTCTAAAAATAAACCTTTGGAATCTATGTTATAAGTTTTCCATGCTCCTATTGGCTCTTTCATATTGTGTTGCCACAACATCTTGACAGATTCAATTCCCTTTTTAGCTAAGTTTTTAAATGCTGTAGGTTGAACAATGTCTCCATAAGAATCTTTATTGCCGAAAACAGAGCCGTAACCTTTTATAGTTCCGGTTGATTCATCAAATTCTTTTACCTCAAAGCTTTTAAATTTAAGACCTGTCATTTAATACAAGAAAAACCAAAAATTATTGACTTGCAAACTTAGCATGAATATATACTGTTAATTAATCAGAAATATGAATACATGGGGAGGTAAACGCAAAGGAGCAGGAAGACGTAAAGGTTCCACAAAAGAAACGCGGGTAAAGGTTACAGCATACCTATTACCAGAAAGCAAAGTTTTTATAGATGATCTTGCAATACGCAAAGGATCAAAAGGTAAAGCTATAGATTTTTTAATTAATCAGAAATAATAAATAATGAGTGAAGAAAATAAAACACAAACTAAAATAACAATTACTGCTCCTTTGATATTTAAAGGAACTCCAAACGATTACGGATGGATGCAAGTTGCAGTTAAGGAAGATTCAGGAGAATACCCTACAACTATTGCAATGGATTTTAAAGAGGACAAAGTTAAAGAATGCAGTGTTGGCGATATTGTAGAATTAACCGGATATGTAAACAGCCGCGAATATAACGGCAAATTTTATACTCAAATTAATGGAACTTGGTTTAAAAACCTAGATGCAGGAGCCGGATCTAAGGCAAGCGCAAAACATACACAACAAGAATCTAATGAATCACCTTTTGAAGATGATGGAGCTTTCTAGTTTTGATATTTGGGTAATTTATTATTGTTTTCGTAATGGCGATATTGATACGTATGAAATACATACTAATAAATTAACTGCCGAGAAAAGATTGGTAAAATTACAAGCTGAAAGAAAAGTTTTTGAAAGGTATTGGATTACAAAAACAATAGCATATAAATGAAATATCCAATAGGATTAATATTTATCTACAAAAATAAAAAACATGAGATATTCAGATTTGATTCTGGATATTATCATGTTTATTGCAGGCCTTGCGAAAGATCGTTTGTTTATGATGAATCTCAATTAGATTCTATGATTAATCAAGAATAGGATCATATCCACAAACACAGCGACAATTAATAACATTTTTCGCAGATCCGCGCGGGTCATTTGGATGAGCCATTCTTTCACCATTTACAATAAAATCCTCATTCATGCCAACTGCTGAAATACCTTTGTGAAAATCTCTTGTTGCATCGTCACTAATTGGAATCCACTCTTTGCGAAAGTCTAAACCTGATTCAATGGCTCCTAAGTTTTGCGCGTGAGAACTTGCATTGCCTGTTTCAGTCCTTGCTATTGTCCTAGCTCTATGGGTCGCAATACTACCGCTAAATGTATCTTGTATATTCTTAGCAATTGGTTTTTCTCCTATGCCATCGTCAATGCCTTTGTTAATTATCTTTCCAACTATGGACCTACTTGTTCCGGTAATTAAATCAGATTGACTTAAAACATTTTGATCTATCCATTCTTGAGACAACATGACAAACCGGCTAGATTCTGGAAACTCTTCTTTTTTCTTTTTTTGCTGTTTCCGTATCATGTTTTTCAATTGTGCCAATGCTACTTGACCAATTGATTTTTCATAAAACGAGCGCATAAGATTCTGAACGTCTAAATCGCTTTGATTTATATATCCAATGGCTCCATCAATGCCATTCAATTCATATTGTTTTGCAATTTGTTTGCCTTGTTTAATATACAGTTTCTTGAAAGCTCGAAACAATGTTTTTTCAAATTTCAGCCTTAACGCTACAAGATAAGCAACATTTCTTCTATTCATCTAACAAGTTAAAATCCATTCCTTTGGGAACTTGGCTGGACGGCATAAAAAATTCACCGTCTGCATCTTCTGGATAGTTACCCTCTTCGCGTGCTTCTGTATCTGATATAATACCCGCTTGAAAATCATTTCTTGCAGATTCGCGCTTTTCAAATACTCGCGGTTGCAATGCAAGTATATTATCTCTGTCAATTTGTGTATTAGATTGTTTTCCGGTAACGCATTCAAAATAAATATCAAGATCGGATAAAAACTGTTTAAGCTGTGGAATTACTGTATTATCATACAAACTCATTCGAGCTTCAGCAACATTGTTAAATGTGCTACCTTCCGCTAATCCAAGAAGAAATGGAGGATAACCTAGAGCAAGTGCAATTTCACGCGCTGTTGTTGTTTTAGAATTTACCCAATCCATCTCTTGTTGAGTCATTCCCAATCTTACAGCATCATACATCCAATTTACAACAGCAAATGAGTTTTGACGATTCTTGCCTAGCTTGTCATCCATTTGCTTTCTTAATTGAGACATTTGTTCCTCAGATGGCGCAGGAGTCATTTTATCTTTAGGCTCCTTCATTACTAGCAAACTTTGAGGCGCACCGTTATTTTCTACAACCTTCTTATTGTATGCGCTCATTGCGTTTGATTGATCTATACTAATCATTGCTGATTGCAACAGAGACATACCGCAATATTCTTCAAAAGGATTAAACAATTTAGAATGAAATATCTCGCTGTGCATTTCATCATCAACAGGGAATGTTTTCATGCTTCCTTGTGTCCAACGATACTCAATTAATTGCTCGCTCAGTCCGTTTCTGTATCCTGTTTCAATTGTTACTCTATCAGGTCGAATCGTCCTCAAATATGTAATCTTATTGCCTACTGTTACCGCATGAGCATAGTAATTACCGCCTAGCAATTTATATTTAAGAGCATCTTGTATAAATGTTGTATATCCTTGTTTGTAATAAGGCCGCCTCAATAGCTCTTCAAGTTCAGGTTGATCGAATACAAGCGGTATTTGACTAGCTGATTCTGCTATGTCAGTAATTGCCCTAAATACTACATAATTCTTTTCAAATCCCTCACGGCTTGCAGTTGTATATGATACCTTTTTAAAACTGTCCTCACCGTTAAACAATGACTCAGGATAATTCATAATTGGCTCACCTGAGTAACTCTTTTGTGATGCTCCTTTGCTAAAAATCTTATTTAATCCAAACATAATTATACGACCCAAAGATCAAGTTCTCTGAATGATTTTTGAAAATTAATATATTGAGTTGTCATATCTACCTGATCGTCATGTTTTGCAGATGGGAATACTGTCAATTCGTTTATGTAATCATTTAGCCATTCCGCTTGAAATGGCAAGAATATTTTTCCGTTCTCCCATTCTGGTTGTATTGCATATGCTCGCGTCAATTTATCTGTGTCAACTTTTATTGGTTTAATTGGTATCAACGTAGATTGTATCAATTCTTGTATAAGTGATTGTCCAGAGGCTTTATCCTCAATCAGACAAAAGCGAGGTTTCCAATATTCACATAATTGCTCTACCCTACCCTTCAATTGTGGAAACTCAACCTTTTCTCGAATAGCAGATAATAAATAATATCCGTTAGCAGTTTTGCCCCATACACCAATTGCGCTGTAATCGTTTTCCGCTCCTGTTTTGAATGCCGAATCGATTGATATGTCAATGCTGTCAAATTCTGGCAAATTGTTAGGATCGTAATTCTGTATAAAATGTTTCTTAAATAATCCACCACCTCGCGGAGCAGGACGTTGTTGTAATTGTCCAGCCGTTGCGTATGTGCCTAGTGTTTTTTCAAGTTCTTTTACTTGATTTTCTGGAAAACGATCAGGAAACATTAATTCACCGTCAATAATTCGCGGATCTTTCCAATCAAGACATGTTACTGATTTTTTGCCATTCTGCTCATATCGCATAGGGATAACTAAATGCTCATAAGGTAATCCAAGATCGAGAATAACCCCGCTTGTGTCAGCTTCATTCAATCGTTGCATAATAACAATGATTGCCGAATCTTCATTATTTACCCGCGATGGCAAAGTCTCTGTAAATGTAATTCTTGTTGATTCTAATGCCGCCTGACTGTTTCCATCGTCTGCACTTAACGGATCATCTAATATAATTCGATCACCGCGAGAGCCTGTCATGCTAGTGAATGCACAAGCCTCTCTAAATCCTGTTTTGCTATTCTCAAATTTAGTTTTTGCATTTTGATCGCTTGTCAATTCAACGCCAAACATAGATTGATACCATTCTGATTGTATTAGCCTGCGACATTTCATGTTGTCGCGAACTGCAAGAACTTGATTATGCGCTGTTCCTAAATATCTCAATTCTTGTTGCCCCTTTGCCCATTCCCAAGCAGGAAACAAAACAC